CTCAACAATTTATTGCTGAGTTGTACCCTCCTTGGAGGGTGCCACCTGAAAAGGTGGCAGAGGGGCGCACACCCTTTAATAAGAGTGCAAGGGGCCTTTCTTCACAGAAGGCGTCCCGAGTCAGCCGGGGAGGCTGGCGCCAGGGTGAGTCTGGGACTCACTCTGAGCCGACTTTTAAAGTCGGGGTTCGATCCTATAAGCCCAGGGATCTTAACCAAGGTGCAAACTACTACAATAGTGTAGCAGGTCTTGCAAAGGGGGATTTACCACCCCTTTTCCGTCATCCTGTTCAGGTCTTAGCTAATGCTATAGAGCTGAAGTGGGTTGATGGATCAGTCTACGGAGAAGGGCAGCTCATCAAGATTGATGATGCTACTCCAGTAGGCCGCCTTGGTGTGCTCCAGGAGCTGGCATTGCAAGCAGAGGATACTCTGAGAGCAGTGTCAGCAGCTAGGAAGTTTAGCCAATCTAATAAATTAGATGGTAAACATCCTCTTGTTCGTGCAATACGTAAGTACTACAAGAACCTAGCTTACCTAGAGTACATGCGCGCAACTTGGGATGCTGTGCTTCTTGGTTACCAAGAAGTACGGCGTCGTCATTTGCGACGTGGGGAAGTGATGACCCTTAGTGCTAAAGCATTGCGTGGTCTCAAGAGGTTTAAGCTCCGTATCATTTCTGATCCGGAGGCTGCAGCTGCGGAAGTTAAAAAATTAGCTTCTGAGTGCAGAGACTGGTATTATGAGCATGGCTCAAAACCGAAGTCCCCTCTATTTTGCCTTACCTCCAGATGGGAGGCATTAGCTTTTAGCTATGTGGCAAGATCACTTCCGTCCCCGTTGACAGAGGACCCAGCTGGTGTTGAAGGATTAGTCGAACGACTAACTTCTGATCCAGTGGCCGAGGTGCCGGATTGGAGGAAGTTTGTGTCTAAGACGCTAAAGCGCCTTAAACCCAAAACCTCCGCTAACCTAAGGACGCAGCCCAGTGGGCATGCAGCCCTAGGTTATTCAAGGGCACGAGGGGGGCATGCAGCTGCAGTGCAGGATATCACTAATATAGGATACATGCTACTGCAAGGCATACCCTTGGCTGAGGTGGGCACTGAGGCTCCCCCGCCGAACTCATATGTCAGAACCATGTTTGACTTCGACGACCGCGATATTCGCAGTGGTAGCGAAGTTCAAAAAGAAATGGGTATTGACTTTGACTACACCAGAGAAGACTTTGTCTCTTCCTTTGAGGACACTCCGACTGAACGACTATTCGTCCAGGCTGAGATTGCTGGTGGTAATCATCATGAGGCTCTCGTATTAGGCTGCATGTGGTGCATGGATCAAATTGAACATGTACCAGTGCTTCCCATCGTTGCTGGCGAGAAGGGTCTGAAAACCAGGTTCCCTACTGCCACGCTGACGGCGTGCAACCTAATTCAGCAAGTTCTCCGTAGGGCAATTGACCATATATTGATCAATGACCCAAGAATGTCGGAGGGGCTAGGAGGTGCTGACAAATCGCAATTTGTCAGCAATGTGAGTTTCTATTCGCAGGATATGTCCTACGCAACAGATACTCACCCCTTCTGGCTCACTAAGACAGTTTACGAGGAGCTTGTAAAGAGTGATTCCCGACTCACCAAGTACTTACCATATTTTGATAAGTTATTTGGGCCTAAGAGGCTACTAAAGAGTTTAGTAGGAGTTGAGGATCCCCGGCTTGAAGCGCCGGCACTACCTGATCGGCTCTCTGCCATTGCCCCAGATTGGAACAGTGACAGGGTGACGGTCAGAGGGAGATACCCTGTATCTGCAATCCCAGCCTGCTCTGTATTCCTTAGGGAATACAGAGACTGGCTGAGATCCTTTGCGTATACTGACCTTCGGCTCACAATTGAGACGACGGACCCGTTAACTACAAAGGGTCAGATGATGGGTGACCCCACCTCCTTCCCTGTAATGCCTTTATTATCGGCTTACGGGGCGTGGAAAGTGAGGCACCCACGGTCTGATGGCAAATTAACTGGAGATGATGCCAGTTATTCAGGGTTCCCAAAGGCTAAAGTGCTCCCTTACAACCAAGCTCTAGAGAGCTGTGGCGGGAACGTCAATGAGCGGAAATCATTCCACCATTGGCTGAAAGCATTGTTCTGTGAAGTACCTTTTTATGAAGGAGTTCCACAACACTATACTTTGCTTAGCACTTGGAATGCCCCTCCAGGCGGATCCAAAGGACAAATCAATTGGATCTCTCAGGCCCTAGTTGCTGTTCAACAGAACATCAACCAGGGACGCCCGGGGAGGGTAGGTCTTTGGGAGTTTTCTCCCTTGTGGCACATGCAGAAGGCTGCGTACCTCATTGGAATACCAATGGGTGCACCGCCGGAGCTTGGAGGGGTTAATCACCCCAAGTTCCCTGCTGCCTCTACCTCAGACCATTTGAGGTGGTTGTCGTACATATCAGGCCTTGATCTTAAAAAATTATTATCAGGGACTGGTCTGTCCGTACTGCCGACACCATACCAGGCTGCTCGAAAGAAAGCTGCTGAGTATGTTATGGACATGGTCTTGGAACGGGAAGCCCAAAATCTTGCTGATATTCAGCAAGGGGTTGCCCGTCCAAGGCCAGTTCTTGTGTCAGAGTGTGCCTACGAAGGTCCGCGCAAACTCGTCACAATTGACGAAGCTTGTGAGCAGGCCGCTGCACCACTAGTTGCATGGGAGTTCTATTATAGAACACCCATCATTGCTGAAAGTGCTCCTTCCATTAGGAAGGCCCACAGGAGGTTCTCTCGAAGAGTATCCAAGAGTCCCCCCATCCCGGGGACGTTCAGCAACGTCAAACTAGAGGTGGCGAGGAAACAATGTGTGTTTCTCCGCAAACGTCCGTCAGTGCCAACCCATAAGACAACTTATGGCTTGGAGAAGTCCAATCCACTAAGGAGGTATCGATTACCCCATTGGGTGGAAGGACGCACTGGCTGGCGCTAGCTGGTCACTAGGCTTTCCCTGCTGGGCTACACAGGGCTCTCGAAGCGCATATGCAAATGCATATGCC